ATTCTAAATTGGCTGTATTTGTCGGCGATGTTAAAAATCAAATTCTTATATTATTGGCTCCTATATTAGAATTAGTTGCACACTTAGTTAACCTAGCTGATAAGTTGGGATTAGCAGCCATCGCGGGAGATGCTTTACTAGCTGTATTCATTGGAATAACAGGATTAGGCATTGCCAAAGTATTTTTTGGTATTGCTGGTGCTGTATTATCATTAGCTTCGGCATTTGCTTCATTATTACTAGAAATGGCTCCAGTTATTGCCCTTTTTGCTGCTGGTACAGCCGCTGGATTAAACCTTGGAGCAATGTTTATTTGGCTCACTGGTGGAGCTGATTCATTTAGTGATGCACTTATTCAAGTTGAAACTAATGCTGGAAAAGCCTGGCAGGCAATTATTAATCGATTAACAGGCATAGGCGACGCCACTGAAAAAGCCAAAGATGCATTAAAAACTCCAATGGTTGTTGGTGCTACTTTAGATCCAAATGCAGGTGCGATCGAAAATCTTAAAAATCAATATGAAATGATGAAATTAAACAATGCCGAAGCCAAAGAGCGTATGGCATTAGAAATCAGTCTAGTCGGAGTTAGTGACACTGTTCGTGCTGCTAAAATGGCTGAATTTAATGAAGAAAGAAAATATTTAACTGAAATACAAAAACTTACAGGTGAAATTAATAAATTAGAAGCCGAACAGGCCAATAAGCGTGGTGCCGAACATGGTGGAGAGATTGCTGTTCTTAAACAAATGATTGATTTAGAAGAAAAACGCCATAATACTTACAAAGAACAAGCATCGGTATTACAACAAGCTAAAGACACTGAAGCAGAAAGATTAAATTATGAACAATTAAGACAAACAGTTACCAATAATATTAAAGAATTGGATCGGCAGGTTACTGAATCTACAATGACTGATACTCAAAAGAAGATTGCCGAAATACAAAAATGGGCTGATGCCCAATTAGCTTCATACGCTAAAGTACGCCAAGCACAATTAGGTTCTGGTGCTGATGTTACTCAAGATACCATGTACCAAAATCGAAAAGCAGCTTTAGATGAATTTGTTAAAGCTGAACAAGATGCTACACAAAGAAGTATTGATGCTAGCAGAAGTTGGAGCAATGAATGGCAAAAATCAATTAACCAATATGTTAGTGATGCCCAAAATGGTGCTACTGAAGCTAAAAAATTATTTACTGATAGTACTAAAGATATGGAAAATGCTATTGTTGATTTTGCCAAAACTGGTAAACTTAGTTTTGATACTTTATTACAAAATATTGCTGAAGATATACTCCGCAGCCAAATTAAACAATTATTTGCTAGTTTATTTGTAGGTGCAGGTGCTACTTCGGTAGGTGGTACTTCAAATATATTCAGTGGCGTTGGTAAAATGCTTGGATTTGCCACTGGAGGAACTATTCCAACTAATTCGCCAGTCATGGTTGGAGAAAATGGCCCGGAGATTATTAGTGGTGCCGCTGGAATGTCAGTGACTCCTAATAGCCAAATTAATAATAGTTCTAATTCAGCAGTTACTCATAATGTAACTTATAATATTAACGCAACAGATGCCAAATCATTCCAACAGATGATTGCCGCAGATCCAAGTTTCATCTATGCTGTAACGGTCCGTGGACAAAATATGATACCAGGAGGAGCATAAGATGAGTTTTCAATGGATAATAGATAACGCACAAGAAATACAAATCAATAAGAGAGGTGTTGTCGCCAGCACAATGGCACGAGATCAAACAGTTCGTGCTGTTAGTCGAGGTGGAATCATTTGGAGATTTACAGTTTTAGCTGCGGATGGTTTGCGTTGGCAAGATCCAGGTGTTCGTAGTTATATTGAAACAATTGATAATTTAGATCGATTTACTCCAGTAACAATTAATTTTAGTAAATCATCTTATGCTTATCTATTTCAATATCAAGGTACAAGTGCTCCAACTAGTATAACAGTTACTCAAGGTAGTAATGTAGCAAGTATTAGTGGTGGAAGTGGCACTAAATTTGTTAATGGCGATATTCTTCAATTAACTGGCCAACAACGAGTTTATTCAGTATATGGTAATGTAACTGGGACAACTGTAACACTCAATCGCCCAGTATTAGAAGCCAGCGGAACCTATGGATTAACTGTAGGATCTGATTGCACTTGGACTGTTATTTGTACACAATTACCAGAATGGAAAATACAACCCGGTGGATTAATACAATGGAGTGCTCAAACTTCGGGAAGTAAATCCAGTGCTCAACCATTTGTATTTGTAGAGGCATTGCCAACATGACAACCAGTTTAAATTTAACACCCTATCAAGGAATACAACAAGCAACATTTATTCGCATGGTGTTTACACAAGGTGGTAGCCAAGTGGTTGTGCGTGTTAGCAATCACTCTACACCATTTAGTCTAGTTGAAAGTGATGGCAATACCTATAGCTATCCAGCTGTAGGCACATTACTCGGAGTCACACAAATTGCCAATGAACTTAAATCCAGTCAAGCAGATGTGACAATTAGTCTAAGTGGTATTCCCAGCCAATATATGGCAGATATTGTTGCCAATCCAATTAAGGCTGCTCCAGTAGAAATTCGCAAGGTATTTTTTGATACCAGTGGTAATTATTTAAATATCGCAGGTAATCCAATATTGGAATTTGTTGGAGTAGTCAGCAATTTTTCAATCGATGAAAAATGGACTAGTTATTCAACTCAAACTGTGACCAGCACAATCAATTTAACCTGTGCTAGTACATTGGCAGTACTGAGTAAACAAGAAGCAGGAAGAAGAACCAATCAAGCGGACCAAAATTATTGGTTCCCAGGTGATAACGCAATGAATAGAGTAGCATCATTAACTGATGCTGTTTGGGATTTTGGTGGGAATACTCCAGTGAGTGTGCTCAATCCAACTACTGGTATGGTAGTACAGGCATAAAGGATAGATTATGGATGGATGGTTAGGCGCGATTGGTAGTATTTTTGAATGGGCTGCCGGTTCGGGAATTGTTGGTAGCCTAGTTCGTGTAGCCGCGGCATTTGGTTTGATGAAATTTGTCAGTGGACTTAACAAAACACAAACAACACAAACAGTTCCAGATAATCGTATTCAAATTGCTCCAGCAACAGATAACAAAATTCCAATTGCCTATGGCGCTAGCTATTTCAATGGTACTATCTTCGATATAGAATTAACTAATAGCAATAAGAGCATGTATGCGGCCATTGCTCTTTGTGAAACCACAGGCAATTTATTTTCAACTGGCGGTGCTAGTCAAATCTATATTGATGCTGTTTATCTTGACAATAAACTTATAACATTTCAAGGTGATGGCACAACCATTGACCATACCACTGATGACACTGGTGTAGTTGATTATCAATCTCAAGGACTTGTTGGTGTTTATCTTTATCAAGGTAATAGCAGTAGTCCAATGTTGCCAGTCCAACCCGGTACAACCACAGCTATATCAGGTACTGTACCTCCAGCAGCCTATAGTATTATGCCAGGTTGGAACAATACCTATATGGCTGAAAATCTTATCTTTGCCATAGTCAAATTAAACTATGATCAAAGCAAAGGTCAACATACAATACCTAATCTTAAATTCCATGTGGTAAATTCCATAAGTTTGCCAGGTGATGTGTTATATGATTACATGACCAATGATCTTTATGGTGCTGGTATTGATCCTAGTTTAATCAATTCAAGTTCGATTACCGCACTTAACACTTATAGTGCCCAAACAATAACCTATGGTGCTTATCCTAGTCAACAAAGATATGCTGTCAATGGTTTAATTGCTACCAGCAACAAGGTCCTTGATAATATGGACAAAATTGCTGCCACTGCGGGCAGTTATATTACCTATGATGTTGCTTCAGGTAAATGGAGTGTGATCATACAACAGGTCATTAGCCAAACATATACTTTCAATGATCATAATATTATTGGACAAGTCAATGCCACAGGTACCGCTTTAGATCAATATTATAATGCTGTCGAAGTACAATTCCCCTATAGTTATTATAGAGATCAAAACAATTATATTCGCATTGATTTACCTAGTCAAGATTTAGATTATAACGAACCAATCAATGTTCTCAAACTACAACATGATCTAATTAACAATCAAGTACAAGCGGCCTTAATTGGTAATATCATGCTTCGTCAGGCTCGCGAAGATTTGGTTGTAGAATTCAAAACAGATTTTTCAAGTTATAATTTACAAATTGGCGATGTATTTGGTCTAACCAATTCAACTTATGGATTTACCAATCGCCAGTTCCGTGTGATTAAATTGATTAAGAATGAAGATGACAAAGGTGAATTAACCATCGCGGTCACAGGTCTTAGTTATAATCCAGATGTTTATACTGTAGATACCATCGATCAATTCTATCCATTGTTGGGAACCAGTACCAATCCTAATCTAGGTGCCATTGGAACTCCTATTGCGCCAACAGTGGCTTATTCAACGATTTCAAGTCAACCGAGTATAACCATTACTGCCACAATACCATCGGGTGTGGTCACTGATATGGAATTTTGGGGTTCAAGTGATGGAACTAATTATACTTGGTTAGGCAGTACAAGAAGCATCAATAGTGGTCCATTTACCACAGGCACTACTACCAGCTATAAGACTGTGTTATTACAAACTGCCACTTGGTATTTCAAGGTTCGTGGAGGTAATCTCCAAGGAACAGGACAATTTAGTCCAGCAAGTTCGGGCATTGATTATACCTATATTCAAGCACCAGATGTATTACCATATAATACACCAATAACCAATCCAAATAGTTCAACACAGGCACTACAAGGATTAGGTCTAGGTATATTGGCAGCATGGGCAGCCAATCAATTACTTGGACTAGCTACAAGTGAACTTGGAAGTTTATTTGGACTTACTGGTGATCAGACTTCGGCCATTGATGCCAATGCCGCTAAACAATTTACAGGTGGCATTACAACAACTACTGGTAGTGGTCTTACTATTACTAATGGTTCTATAGCTCTTGATCCTACAGCTATTGCTGCTTTAACGGCAGCACCATGTTATCTAGGATTTGGAACCAAATATCCTGCTGATAGATCTGTACATGAAAATCCAGAATTGAATACCAGTGGTGACCGCGCGGCTACTACGGGCAATTATAATATCACAGTAACTGATACAACTAAAACATTAATACCGGGTACTGGTAAAATTTATCTTTATAAATCTGATGGTACACTAGTCCAAACTATTGCTGCTAGTGCAATAACTATTAATGGTTATCAATTATTAATTCCATTTAGTAATCGAACTATAGGTACTGATTATTATATCTTGATGGATAAAAATGTAGTTACGGATGGTACTTGCCAAAGTGCTGCAATTAGTGATCCTTATAGTTGGAATTTCCATACTGCTAATCCTCCTGATCAACCTATTGTTTATATTCCGCCAGTTAATGTACAAGTTTGTCCTCCATTAAAATTTGTCAAAGTCATAACTTATTTGACTTCAACTTATGTTAATGCTACTAATACAGGTAAACAGGTAATTAGTCCTGATAATACCAAAGTTGATACTGAAAGTAATATTGGTCTACAATTTAATCAATCGATTATATTTGGTACATCTGGAACTATTACTATTAAAAGTGGATCCCTTGGCTTAACTTATCAAACATTTAATATCACTTATACCTTTGCTGGTAATAAAATAGGTGATTTATTTTGGATCGAAGGAGATACACTTTGGTTAAACTCAACGGTTGATTTTACTCCGGGAGCCACAATGTATGTCAATATCACAGCAAATTGTGTATATAATTCATGTAATAGTAGTGGTAACACAGCTATTACTGATACAACAACAGCACATTGGACCGTTGATGGTGGTGCTACTATTTCACAGACTACAGCACCACCTAGTGGACAAAGTATTAATCAGGCAGGTATATCATTAGGATTAGATCGTCCTGCTGCAATTAATCCAAGTGGTACTATTGATATTAAAGATAGTTCTGGAAATATAGTTAAAACAATATATGGTAGTGATCCTGCTATATCTACTAAGGAAGGATAATAATGACAACTGTAGTTGCTAAAGGAATTTTAACACCCACATTTACACTTACCTGTACACCTTCTGACCATCAAATATTTTCATCAGCTTATCTTACAGTAAGTTCAAATATGATTATTAATAGAACAACTAGTATTGTTCTTAATATGGATGCTTTACAATTATCCTATTCGAGAAATAGCCAATATACAGTCGTTATTAATCCGGGATTTGTTACTGATGATAGTGGATTAAACAATCCTACAACTTCGAGTAGTTTTACAAGTAGTTCTGGGCCAATATTACTTACAGAATATTTAGGTTATTCTCCAACAGACAGTACTAACAATACTAAATTTAGTTTTTTCTATGATCGACCATTGCGTCCGGGCGCTGTTGGAAATAAAGTTTATCTTTATAACTCCAATGGTACATTAATACATAATTGGACTAGTAGTCAAGTAACATTTAGTAATACTAATCCTTATGCATTTAATGTTCCACTAGCAGGTTATTTAATTGCTAATACTCATTATTACTGGACGATTGATGCAGATTTTGTTTATGACTATGATGGTATTGGTAATACGGCATTGACTTCTAATATTGTAACTTTCTTAACTGCAAGTGAACCCGATTTCCATGATTTAACTGCACACATTTATTCAACTACTACAGCAACCATTAGCGTGAATCAAATTCTAGCTGCGGATCGATTATTGTTCATTTCCGGAGCTAATGCCAGTTATGTTGAAGATACTCTAAGTCCCGTAGGCAATTATCCTTATATTACTGATTTTAATTATAATGGCAATAGTTCTTATACCTGTACCATTACTACTAGTGATTCAACAGCATTTACTAGTCTAGTACCTGTTGGAGTCACTGGCAATTACAATTATAATTCATCTACAAATACCTTAACTTTAACTGATACAAAAACTAAAGTTAATAATATGTTATCAAATCTAGTAATCACACCAAGTGTTGATTATGAAGGAACTTTTACATTAAGTTATGCATTAACAACTCCTACTAATGGTAATATAACTAAATCGCAGACTGTTGTTCGCGGCACACCTTATGATACTCAGGTTACTAATTTACCAACAACATTTACCTATACCGCTAATCAAGGTAACCAATTATTTCCAACAACTTATATTAGCGATTTTGATACACATAGTGGCATTACCTATACTGTTACATTAACAGTAGATACTAATATTGGAGCATTTAATTATACAACTGGTGATAGTACTACAGTATCTTCGACATTTGTAATGACTGGATCTAAATCCGAAGTTAATGCACTATTACCAACTGTTAAATTTTATCCAAAACCCGGTTCTTCAGCCAATGGTAGTTTTACCTATAATCAAATAAAATCCGATTATTCAGGGACACAGGTTAATCAAACAATTACATTAATTGGCACTAATAATCCATTAACATCAATTACGACTACATTTACCTCTAGTGGATATCTAACAGTATCATGGGAACAATCTTATTATTATAACAAAGTAGATGTATTATTAGTCGGTGGAGGTGGTGCTGGAAATCGTGGAGGTGGTGCTGGAGGTCAAGTACTTTATGCAACTAACCAAACAATCCCCAAGGGTAATTATTCAGTGACTGTAGGTACAGGTGGACAAATAGCAAATGGTGTAGAATATACTCTTGATCTCGGACCTAATAACCAAAGCTATTATGGAGTTAGCTGGAATTCATCGGGTGGGGGTGGTGGCGGAAGTATTATTAGTGGACTTAACTTAAATTTAGGTTCAGGAGTTATTACATCAGCAATCGCCGGTGGTGGCAGTGGTGGTAAAAACCAATATACATTAACACGAGGTACTTATAATGGAAGTATATATTCACCTAGTATTGAATCTTATAATATCAGTGGCGGAGATACAGTTTCTGTAACTTCTTCAGGAACTACCAATTTATATGGATCCAACATTACTGGTGGATTTAATTATTATGATAATACCTATCATCCATTTATTGTTGATGAAAGGGCTCAGGCAGGTGGCGGCGGAGCAGGTGCAGGCGGAAATGGAAACTCTCCAACATTTAATAGTACTGTTAATGGCACTAATTTTTATAATGGTGGCCTCGGTGGACAGGGAGTATATATTGCATTAACAGGTCAGACATATGGAGCGGGTGGAAATGGTGGCGGACTTACTACAAATGGCTTAATAACAAATTCATTTGGTGCCGCTGCATTTCCTACTCCTAATTCACCCGCGAAAACCAACCCCGGCGATGGTGGAAATGGTGGACAAATATATTGGGAATTTCAAGAAGGTAGCCAAACACAATATTGGCCTTATACAGAAGATCAAGGTAGCAATGTAAAAATTATAAATGGTAGACCTTATACTATTACCGGAAATTATTATTTTCAAAAATTTAATCCCGCACAAGCATTACCAGGTAATGATGGTCTAGTACAATTTGTGTTCCATCAATAATGTTTGATCCTAAGATAATAAATTATCTAGCCGATTATTTACAATATCCTAAATCATTAGAAAGAATTGGGGTATGTTCAACATGTTCAAGTTTTATTAAAGAAACTATCCAGTGCAGTGAATGTGGTTGTTTGATGAAAGCCAAAGTATTAATTCCTACTGCTAAATGTCCCCAAAATAAATGGTAAAAAAGCCCACTTAGCGCGGGCTTTTTAAAATAAGATGTTGGGAAGGTTTAGAGAATAAAGGGCATGGCTGTACCCTTTGAGACTGATATGCCATCAGTGTCAGAACTATAGTAAACGGCCTTGTATACCATAGCTACGAGGAATTGTCCTTCCCAACACAATTATTTATCTTGTTTATTATTAAACCAATGAAAATAGGCTTGATTTAACTGTGCTCCATTTTTAATTAATTGGGTTTTACAGGGGCTTAATCCTTGTTGACAATTACGACATATAGTACGCCAATGTGGTTCAGGTTGTTGATATTTTCTTTTTTGAATTATTTGATTAGAGACTTGAGCACCACATCCTAATTCACATATTTTATAATTTGGTTTTAATCCATCAATAACATAATTAATAGTTGGATTATGTATTGGAATTTCAATCTCCTCTTCTTCCTCCTCAAATTCATCCAACGAATATACTTCTTTAATTTTTTTTGTTTCTTGTTTAGGTAATAATGTTCTACCATTAGGTCCAATATCAATACCGATATCTTTAACAATAGCGACTTCTTCTAACAATGCTCTAAGTATTTTTTTATCCATTGACTATTTAGATTCTAGTAACTTTTTTTATCTTTTATTTGAGTTTTTTGAGGTTTTTTAATGATTTTTAAAGATTAGGATAAGTAATAGTATGATTCGCGAAATCAGATATAACCCTTAAGGAGATTTTTATGTCAGCAGCATCAAACTATTTAGAAGCAGCATTGTTAAATCATACATTGACTTCAACAGCTTATTCAGCACCATCAACACGCTATGTAGCATTATTTACTAATACCAGTGGTAATGCAGCAACTAATTTACAAGCAGGTACCCTTACTGATGAAGTAACAACTTCAGGTAGTGCTTATGCTCGTCAAGCAGTTACATTTGGTGCCGCAGCAAATTCAGCAGGCACAACAAGTTCAGCAACTAATGCAACAGTTACATTTCCAACAGCAACCGCAGCATGGGGTACAATTACTCATGTAGCTATTATGGATGCATCTTCATCAGGTAATGTATTATTCTTTGGTGCTGTTACAGTTAGCAAATCAATTTCAACTGGTGATACATTCCAAATTACTTCTGGTAATTTAACTGTAGCATTGGCTTAATTAAATATTTGGATGTTTCAGGTGAGACATCCAAATTTAATACCGTGTAGTCATACACATTCCTAGGAGCGAAATAAATGACAACCAAACCATATATTGTTACCCGTCAAGGTAAAGGTGCACCTTTATCAATTACGGAAGGCGATAATAATTTTACAAACTTACGCGATGCTACTATTGGCATCAATGATGGCACTAATGGTGGCACTATTAATCTTAATGGTACACTTAATGTTTCAGGTACAGGAGCAAGTACAGTAACATTTAATCCAACAACCAATACAATTACTGTAGATACAGCGGCTGTATATGGACCAACAGGAGCAACAGGCGCAACTGGTGCTACTGGATCTCAAGGCGATATGGGTCCACAAGGACCTCAAGGTATTCAAGGTAATACTGGCGCAACTGGAGCAACTGGTGATACAGGACCAACAGGAGCAACTGGTGCTACTGGACCTCAAGGCGATATGG